ATTTGTTTACTTTAATAAATCGTGTTGTTCTTTTACTAACATCTGCTCTTAGACGTTTGGTATCTAATCTAAAATCAACAGTTTCAATTGTGTCTTCGTATTCTTCAAAAAAATCTTCAAGAACAGCTTCTACATCATTGTGTTGCTGCTTACTTTTATTTATATCGATTTCCCACTGTTTACCGTCACTAAATCCAACAAGTACAGTACTAATGTATTCTATTGGGATGTAATCCATATCAATATCATTTAGGATTTCTTCCCAATATTCGTCCTTGCTTTTGTCAGTCACTAGTTACTGTCTTCTTTACAGCAGGTTTCTTTGCAACTGTTTTCTTAACTGTTGGTACAAGTTCTTCAGCTTGTCTACGTAGTTCAGCAGCTTCTTTACTCAAGCGATCTGCTTGTGAACGATATTGTGAAGCAAGCATATTATCATCAAGAACAGCTGGTTCACCAAGCGTTTCTGCTGGTACTGGTGAAGTATAGATCTCAGCAGCATCAACTGCTGGCTCTGTTGCTAATGTTGCCTGCGGCGCAGTTTGCCCGCCCGGACCTTTAAGTGCCAAGTCGTTTACTGTAACACCTTTTTGTTCTGCGATAGTACTGTTTAGTACATTAAGGGCAATGTTGGTGTTTCCATTTGGTGTCATTTCAATAACATTTGTTGGAACTTTTCTCAACTTGCCAGTTGCTTGAAAAGCAGCAAGCATGTTACGGCCATCCGGCAAGTATGCACGAGCCATTGCTTCTGCAAACTCGTATGCATCTTGGCCAGTTGCTGATTCAACAACTCTAATTAATGAATCGTGTTCGTCTGCAGAAAGATTTTCTGTTTGTACAACCAGACAGTTATCAGGATCACCTGGAATAACGCGGTATGCTACGATTACTTTACGTCTATTGGCAGCTACTCTGCCTACATGTTTAAGAGCCATTTGTTTCCTCCGCTGGCGTTGCTGGTGCTTCTACTGCTTCTGCTGCTGCTGCCTTTGCACCTTCTTGTGCGGCTTTAGCTTGTGCTTCTACTTCTTTTAGAAAAGCATCCAGTTTATTATATAACGCACCTACATTAGCCAATTCATTAGCTTTAAATGTACCACGTTCGGTAGCAAGCTCAATTACAGCTCTTGCTAGTGCTAAGTCTTGAATGTTTAGTTCATTTGCTTGTGTATTTTGGGTCATATATTTACTCCTTGTATATTTACTTATAACCTATGTATTAGTTGTATTTCAAATGTGGACAGGCAAGCATAAAGAAACTAAGTTCTTTTGCACTTTCAAATCCAACTCGATATAGTTGGGTGAAGTTCTTATCTTTGTCTAAATCAACCGAACTACCAAAGTAGTACCTTCCTGACAAATTGTTAGAAATCCATTCGCATATAACTTTGTCTAAGTTATAACTGCGAGCAATTTGTGTAGTACTGAAATGCGGCGGACAAAAGTTTACCCGCCTTATTTCTAATACGTCTAGTGGATTGGGATTTTTAAGTTTCAAGCAGCAGCCTCGTTATAATGTGCTGTAAGCCCAAATGGTGCTTCAAGGTTTTTATCAGGGTGACTATGGACAATAAAGATAGTTTCGCAATAATCTGCCTCGCCCCAGCTCTGCCAAGGATAGCCATCTGTAAACATAATAAACTTCTTAGGTTGGATATCATTCTCTTTCATGTAAGTCCAGTTAGCCATAAAGTCAGTGCCACCACCACCTACAATCTCGTAGTCAGTTAAACTATCTCCGCCGTCAGCACTAAAGTCTTGTTCATTATATACCTTAGTGTCAAAGCACCATAGTTTAATCTTGTAGTCTTGGTACTCGTCCATAATGCCTTTAATCTCGCCTAAGAAATCAGCTGCCATATCGTTTCCAATACTACCTGACATGTCTAAACAAATACACAAGTCAATTGTATCTTGGAAACTCATACCTGGCAAAATAGCACCGCTCATTTGTCCTTTGCGTGATGGCCGACTAAAAGTATAATCGCTTTTAATAGTGCTCTGAATCTGTTGACGAAGCAACTCGCGCCAGTTCATTTTAGATTCGGTCATATCCTTAATCAAACGTTGTACACCAGCTGGTGTATTGCCAGCACCAGCAGCACTTGCAGCTTGAATCATAGCTTCTTTGATCTCGTCTTTAATTTGATCTAGTTCTTCTTTAGAATATGTAGGACGACCTTTGCCTTTGCTTTTGCTAGTACCTTCGTCGTCGCTTTCATCGCCTTCTTCATCCCAGTTCATGTGTTCGTCTAGCATTTCGCCCATAGCCTTAACAGCTTCTTCACCATTCTTTTTAGCTTGTTCGAATATGTCGTCATATACTTCTTCTGATGTCCAACCACGATATTTAAAGTCTTGGTAGCATCGTACAATACTTGGCTTATTACCGATACGATCGTCTACTAGCAAGTTATTCACAACATAATCAGCAGCAATGTTATACAACATAGGATTGCGGAAATCGCGTCGACCGAGGTGATTGTATACCATGTGCAAGATTTCGTGTGCAAGAACAAACTCAACTTCTTTATTATCCATTGCATTAAAGAACTGAGTGTTAAAGAACAAGTGACGCCCATCTACCGCAGCAGTAGGAAGCCAATCGTCCGCAGCAACAATCTTTAAACGTGTAGCCATGTTACCAAAGAATGGATGACGTAGTAGCAATCCTACACGGGCAGTAATAATACGGTCGAGAACCACTACACGCATCTCTTCTAATGCTTCTGGAGTAATATTAGGATCAGGTTCCCAGTCGCGTGTTTTGCTTGCAGTTTTTGCAGTAGACATTTTGATTGTTACAATATCGGTAAAGTCTATCATCATCATTCTCCGTTGTTACAATAATAATATAGCATGTTTACAGATGTTGTCAACCTGTAAATAAAAAAGTAGGTAGATTTATTTCTACCCACTTTATACCATGTTAAGCAGCTTGTGCTGCCTTAATGTATTTGCCAAAACGTTCGTGGAACTCGTCAAAACATTCAACTTCGTCTGGATCGATAGGCAATGCATATTGGGTAAGTGCAAGTTTAATGCCCATAACAACTAGTTCAGTATCAAAGTTATCCATTGCAAAGCGTAGGAAGTTATTAACTTTGTCATCAAACTTCTTATCGTTCTTGTCACTTGCTTCTTTTAGTTCGTAGCACAACGACACTGTTAAAGAATACATAGCACTGATTTCTTTTGTTTTTAGCTCTTTAACTTTGCCAAGCAAAATATCTGTTGGATTTGGCAATGATCCTGCAATCTTACGGTGTGCCATAAACTTAACAGCAAGACCTTCACCAACTGCACCTGCAACAAGATCAGTAGTAGTAGTTTCGTCAATGCCGTCTTCTAGCAGTTCGCTTACAAACGACCAACTACGAGGCGTTGCAAAGCTACGGCTTGCGCTACGAGGATCAAAGTCGTATAGATCCTGTTTAGCAAACTGTAGGTAACCTACAACATCTTGGTGTATTTTATTGTTAACAGCCCATGAAAACCAGTCATCAAAGTTAACAGCAAGCTCGATGTGAATAAAGCGGTTAGCTAAAGGAGCGGGCATACGATATGTAACACCTTTGTCTGCTTCTCTGTTACCTGCTGCAACAATCATTACATTGTCTGGCAACTTATAAGTACCTACACGACGATTAAGAATCAACTGGTATGCCGCTGCTTGTACAGCAGGAGCCGCTGAGTTCATTTCGTCTAGGAAAAGTACAATGTTGTCGTATGCCTTTGCAAACTCTTCTGTAGGTAGTTCGCTAGGCGCACCCCAAACCATTGTACCACTGTTGCTATCAAAATATGGAATACCTTTAATGTCTGTAGGTTCCCAAAGCGACAACCGAATGTCAATCAGATGTGATTTAGTAAATCCATCTGTAATTTGTTTAACAATATCAGACTTACCAATGCCTGGAGGCCCCCAAAGAAAAATAGGACGTTTCTTTTGCATAGCAACTCGAAGGCTGTTTTTTGCTTTGTTAGGGCTAAGTGTACGTGCTTCTGACATAGTGTATTCCTTGCTGTTGTTTAACTTACTCTTATACTATACAGTAAGACGTCTTACTTGTCAAGACATTTCATACATATTGTTGTGATTTTTGATATCTTTTTGATAACGTACACTACAAAAACTACTTTGCTTTTTCCAAAAATTCATTTTACGTTCACAGATATCTAGTTCTTTACTTGCTTGGTGTTTCTCAATACGATCCTCACTTTTTAGCAAGATGAATTTTAAGAAGAAATAGTTGTCTAGATGTTTACAAATCATATCATTTGGATTGTAATTGCTTGCGTTGAAAGATCCTTTGAACGAAGACTTTTCTGTATCACTATAAAAGAACATTATGTTTCTCACTCTAGTTGTTTAACTTACTCTTATAATATAACACAGTGCAGCAGTGTTGTCAACCGCTTGTTAGTCCAAAAAAGGCAACAATCACTACAATCCAGATCAAGATAATCAATCCATTATGAGCGGCTTGATCACCGGGTGTTATTTCACGAGTACATTTTGAACAAACTCGAGCCCCTGCTGGTTTTTGTTCGTGACAGTGTGGGCACATTACAGACATGATTTAATCTCCTATTATGTCTTTCTATAACTTAATATAGCACATAATCAGCAGGAGTCAACCGTTTATTGAACGATTCATAGCTTTTGTTAAGCCGTATTTGCGTAAGTCGCCACTAAACAGTCCTAGCTCAACTGCTTTCTTTTCGTTTGTTACAGTAATACTTCTATTAGTAAGATAATATGGACAATCAATAAACTTGTCAAGATGTATAATAATTTGAGTTGTTAATGGCAAGTCTTTAGGATACGGTATATCATACGTTGTTATGCCAATTTCGTTTACAACATCAAATCCTTCTTCGGTGAGTCTTAATCCACCATTACCCTTTACACGAGTATTTTTCCACCAAAGCGGCATAAACTCTTTTACATTTACATCGTTATAGCTTTTACCTAGTTCTTTTAAGAATAACTTAGTGTATGTAACTTTATCAGTCAAACAACTTTTCGCCTTCTGATAACATGTATACTGCAAAACTGTTTGTATTAAACATACCATTTAACTTTTTTGCAAGATTATGTGCATGTCCGGGATTAGAGAAACTTGTTTTCTTGTACTTAGGCCCAGGATAGTTAGTTAGTGCATTTGAACTTTTTAAGTTAAACGGTTTATCTTGATAAAATACAGCCCAAATAGCTTCTGCATCAAGAACTTGTTCACATTTATAAGTATTTTTGTTTGTGTACTCTAATAGTACATTTGGCTTTGGCCTGCTCATATGCGTATCCTTTAGTTATATACGCATATATTTATCTCTTTTACCAGGCTCCTGAGTCCATATTTATTTCGATAACCTGATCTGTGTTAAGTTTATCAATCTTTGCATCAATTATTTTTTCAAGATCACCGTGTAGTCTAGCCATAACTTCACCGAGCGTAAGTGCTAAGATTTTTGCTTGTGTCATATCTAGACGTATTTCTTTTGCTCTACTTTGTTCGGCAACTTTAACCATTTGAATAAGTTGCTGAATAGGTAGTGTATTAAGTGGCTCTGTTGACATTGCTTAGTGCTGCTTTCATTTCAATCTCTGTTTTGAACGGACCTAAATATTCGTTACGTTCAATAGTAATTATCTTTGGACAATAACTTTTAAGCCAGTTAACATTAAACTTAACAAGATAATAGCCTGCACAATATACACTTTTTGACTTTTCACTCTTAGTAAACAACGGCAGTTTATTTTTAATATCATACATGCTGTTGTAAGGAGTAGTACGTGTTGGATATCCATGTACTTCTCGCGGTGACTTTTTATTTTCTTTTGTAATGTTAGCAATAAGGAAGTTTTTTCCATATGTTTTTGTTAGTTGATTTTCACTTTTATAAAATACAACCTTGCCTTGCTGACTAACAACAAATCCATCTTCGTTTTTACTAAGGGTACCAATTCGAGTACCTTCATTTTCAACAATCCAAAACTTGTCTTTTAATACGGGTTTAGCTTTTATAGTCATTTGTTATACCTTGCTTGTAATGGTTCTGCAAAACTTGCTGCCTGGTCTGCAACTCGTTGCATATCCCACTTAGCACAAAACTTCATAAGACGCATTCCAACTTGTGTAATGTCTTTAGGTTCTACGTTTGCTACTGTTGTATCAATAATCTCTCTAATGTCTTCGGGTTGTGCAGTTAAGTCACACAATACAACATTGCGGTTGTAATCATCTAGTACACGATGTTCTACGCCTTCGTGATCAGTCCAGCGTTGCAGCATCATGTTATTCCAGCTAAATCCTTTTGTACGTTTATCATCAAATGCTTCTGTAAGACCGACTTTGTTCTTAGTGCCTTTCTTACGAACACCTGGATATGCACTGAACACATTGTCACTTGTATCACCACGCATACACTTTTCAAACAACATAAAAGCAGGATTCGGCGCAGGCTTAGGCGATTGTGTTTTCTTATCAACTACCGGTTTGCCTTTGTCGTCAAAATAGCCTTCGTGCGTAATAGTCATGTTAGCAACACCGTTGTACTGACGTACACGCGGACTAATAAGCTGTGCAAAGTCACCGTCTGTACTAATAATAATATGATTATCATTAGGATGCGATTGCACCCAACCTGCAATAAGATCATCTGCTTCTAGTTGGTTGTGTTGCATAACAGTACAGTTAGTCTTCTCGGATACAAAGTTTTTAAACTCATCAAAGATCTCCCAAAACGCTGTATCTTCTTCTTGTTCGCGTTGTGTAAGTGCATCACGTGCAACTTGTCTATTACGCTTGTAAGGCTCGTAATAGTCCTTACGCCAACTGCGACCTTCTAAGCAAAACACAACATGATCTGCATTAAAGTCACGCCACGCTTTTTTTACACTGTTTAGTGTAATATGCAATGCCATGCCTACTTTCGTGTCAATGTCGCCACGTACTACGTGCCGAGCTCTAAAGAAAGTGTTTGCTGTGTCTACTAGAATATATGTGCTCATGATACTTCGCTCTTGCCTTTTGATAATGGTACTACATTAATATACCCGGAACCGCGCTGTGTGTCAAGTCCTTCTTCTTGAAGCATGTTATAAACAATATCTTTAAACCATCTATCTACTACTTCTTCGGGCACATCGCCTTCACTACCATACCCACTGTTTAACAGTTGTTCAATAAACAAATCATTCCAGTCGAGTTCAAAAAAGCCATTGCGAATATTATCGTCATTAACTTTCATATCTAGAACATTAACCCACGGTTCGCCTTTTTTAGTAGCATAAGTCTTAGGATCAGTTGCTAGTAAAAGTTTGTCTTGTTCTTTTTCAAGAGCTGTTTTTTCTGCCGCCATTTCTGCTTCTTTAGCAGCCAGTGCTTCTTCTTTAGCAGCAATACCTGTTATTTTTTTAATAAAGTTTTTCATTACCATCCAATCCTTTCCCACGGTACATCTTTGTCACCAAAGTGTCCGTATACACAGTTTTTACTATACTCAGTATAGTTGAATAAATCAAATCTGTCAATGATTCCTTTTGGTGATAAGTCAATTTCATTGCGAATAAAACGTTCAATGCTGCGATTGTGTCCGTTACTGTCAACAAGAATACTAGTAGGCTGTTTAACACCAATAGCATAGCTCAACTGAATATTACACCAGTCTGCCATTTCATCTGCTACTACGTTCTTAGCAAGCCAACGTGCCATGTATGCTGCGCTGCGATCTACTTTTGTAGGATCCTTACCGCTAAACGCTCCGCCGCCGTGGGGGGCAAATCCGCCATACGTATCAACAATAATCTTTCTTCCGGTAACGCCAGCATCCCCGTCTGGGCCACCAATAACGAAGTTACCAGTAGGGTTAAGATGCCATACAGTGTTTTCATCAATCAAATCTCCTAAAGCATGATGTGCTGCTTGTTTTGCAAGTATTCTTGCTGTTTCAATTTCACCAGCAGCATGTTGTGTGCTGATAACAATTTGGTCAATGCGTTTAACAATGCCTTCACGTCTTGCACCTTCGTACTCTACACTTACTTGTGATTTAGCATCTGGTCCTAATATGCTATCTAAATTACGTATGTTTTTTAGTTCTTTTAAGATGGTGTGAGCATAATGAATAGGTGCTGGCATCATACTGGGTGTATGATTACAAGCATATCCAAACATAATGCCTTGATCGCCTGCACCAAAGTCGTCTGTGCCCAGGGCAATGTCTGCACTCTGTGAATGGATTTCATTGTAGATGTTTAGTTTATCCCAATGAAATCCATCTTGTTCGTAACCAATGTCTTTGACTTTGTTGCGTACAATCTCTTTAACTTCGTCTTTGCTTACGTTAAAGTTCTTTACTTCGCCTGCTAACGTAACATGGTTAGTAGTTACAAGTGTTTCAACAGCAACACGAGTAGTAGAGTCGCCTGCCTTTAATCCTGCATCAACAAGTGCATCAGAGATTTGGTCTGCTACTTTATCTGGGTGTCCGTCACTAACACTTTCGCTAGTAAAAATATAGTTCATTTATAATCCGTTTCTAAGTTTATCTAAGTCTATTGGAGCCTTCATTGCTTTACGCAACTGCTCGTTTTGTTTAAGTTCCCCAGGCATTTCCGAATAAGCTAATGTGTAGTCTTGGGGTAAAGCGCCATCCTTTTTCCATACAAACTTCTGCAACCTCTCGAACGTTGAGATTATACTCTTCCGAACGTCCGCCAAGCGGCATAAGGTATACAGGACACTCAATCCCTTTGTCACGATATGCTTGAACAGCTCTGCCAGCTTCTTCAATGTCTGCACGATCAGCAACAACAAATTTAAAGTAAATGTCACTGCCGTCCACCAGACTGTAGTTGTGAGCAACGCCAGGCTTGATAGCATCTTCCCAACTTTCTCCTGATACGGAGAGTTTAGGGCTGCAACTCCATGTAACTGTAATGTCGTCATTGTTGTTGAGATAGTCAAAG